CAATCAGGTTTTGGTAGAGCAGGTTCTGTAAATTGGTGTTCTACTATTTATACAAATAGTCCAGGCACTGTTACTGCTACAAGTGGTAAAGGATTTTTTTTAAACACAACTTCAGGATCCATAACGGTTACTTTACCTTCATCTCCTAGTTTTGGAGATATCGTTGCAATAAAAGATTATGCGAACACTTTTGATTGTAATTCAGTAACGGTTGATAGAAACGGATCAAAAATAGCAGGACTTTGTGCAAATGGACTTCTTGCAACAGAGGGTCAATCAGTTACGTTAGTTTTTACAGATTCCACAAGGGGATGGTTAAACGTTAACACAGACACAACTGTTCAAGCACCAGCTTTTATATCAGCTAGTGGCGGTACGATAAGTACCTCTGGTAATTTTAAAGTTCATACATTTACAGGAGATGGAACTTTTGTTGCCACCGCTGGAACATCAGCGCCTAATAACGAAATATCTTATTTAGTCGTGGCTGGAGGTGGAGGATCAGGATCAGCTCAAAGAGGTGGCGGTGGTGGCGGTGGTTTTAGAGAAGATAAAGCAAGTAATGATAGCTATACAGCATCACCATTAGACGGTGCTGGAACTATTAATATTACATCAGCAACTTTTCCAATTACAGTTGGAGGTGGAGGAGTAGGTGCACCAACCGGCGCTTCCTCTTCAAACACAAATGGAAGTAATTCAATTTTTAGTACAATCACATCTGCAGGTGGTGGAAGTGGTGGAACTGGTACAGCACAACCAGGTGGTCCATATCCAGGCGGTGGTCCAGGTGGATCTGGTGGTGGTGCAGGAGAAAATCAACCTAATCCTGGAAGTAATGGTAATCAACCACCCGTATCACCAGCACAAGGAAATCCTGGTGGTAATGGTTGTAGAGGTGGTCCAAATGCAGGATCTGCCGCAGGAGGCGGTGGAGCTGGAGGAGCAGGTGGACCAATACAAGGAACATCTCCAGATTCAAAAGGAGGTGCTGGTGGTGTTGGAGTATCAACAAATATAACAGGATCCCCTTTATCTTTTTCAGGTGGTGGTGGAGGCGGAGGTTATAATAACTCCCCATCTGCTACAGGTGGACCAGGAAGTCCATGTGGAACAGGTGGCGCTGGAGGTGTATATCCGGGTGCTGGAACAGCGGGAACTACAAACAGAGGAGGAGGTGGTGGTTCTGGTGCTAGTGGAACAGGTGGCGCTGGTGGTTCTGGTTTAGTGGTAATAAGATATAAGTTTCAAAGCTAGGTAAATTATGGGTACAATTAAAGTAAATAAAATAGAAAAAAGATCAGGCAGCACACTTACATTAGGTGGCGCTTGTACAGCTGTAACTTTAGCTTGCGGTGCTACACAAACTGGGTTTGGTAGAACAGGCACAGTTAACTGGTGTACAACTGCGAAGACTTCACCTTTTACTTCAGAAAATGGTAAAGGTTATTTTGTTAATACGACTAGCGGTGCAGTTACTGTAACTTTACCTGCATCACCAAGTGGTGGAGATATAGTTTCAATAAAAGATTATGCAGGCACTTTTGATAATAACAGTGTAACTGTTGGAAGAAACGGATCAAAAATTGCAGGTTTATGTGTAGATGCAACTTTAAACACAGAAGGAGATTCAATAACATTAGTTTATGTTGATGGTACACAAGGATGGATAAATATTCAAACAGACGATACAATTAAAGGTTCTGAATATGTCGTTGCAACTGGTGGAACAGTATCAACTTGTGGAGATTTCAAAATTCATACATTTACAGCAGATGGAAATTTTATTGTTTCTGATGCTGGAATTCCAAGTGGTTCAGATAAAGTTTCTTATATGGTGGTTGCTGGAGGAGGTGGTGGAGGATCAGGTTATGGTGGCGGAGGAGGAGCTGGAGGATTCCGTGAGGGAAAATGTTCTTCAGACCCTTACACAGATTCACCTTTAGATGCAGGTGCAGGACTATCAGTGCCAGTCGCTACTTATCCTATAACAGTTGGTGCTGGAGGTGCTGGTGGTGCTAGTCCAGGTGCAAGTGGAACAAGTGGAGCTAATTCAGTTTTTAGTTCAATTGCCTCTGCGGGTGGTGGTGGCGGTGGTAAAAACTGTGGTGTAGCAGGTCTTGCTGGTGGATCAGGTGGTGGTGGAGGTGGAGCTAGTGGTGTTGCAGGAGCAGGAAATACACCTCCAACAAATCCATCACAAGGAAATTCAGGTGGAACAGGAGGTCCAGTACCAGGAGGTTATTATGGTGGCGGTGGTGGTGGAGCTACTGCAGTAGGAAATCCTGGAAATCCATCTGTAGGAGGTGCAGGAGCAACAACTTCCATTAATGGAACACCAACAGCAAGAGCAGGAGGTGGTGGCGGAGTACATTATCCAGGAGGAGGAAGACCATCATCAGGTGCTGCAGGAGGTGCAGGTGGTGGAGGAACAGCAGGAAATACTGGTCCAACAGGTTCAGGTGGAGGTGCAGGTAGCACTAACACAGGAGGTGGTGGTGGAGCAGGTGGTTTTAATCCTGGTGGTCCAAATCCAGGACATCAAACTGGTGGTGCAGGTGGATCAGGAGTAGTAATAATAAGATACAAGTTCCAAAATTAATGATTTTACAAATTTTAACAAATACGATATAAGGAGAACATTATGGCACATTACGCAAAATTAGGAGCAAACAATAAAGTTATAGCAGTTCATGTTGTAGCTGATAAAGATTGTAAAAATGCCGATGGTATTGAAGATGAAGAAGTAGGTAGACAATTTTTAGAGAGAATCCATAGCTGGCCTCTTTGGAAAAGAACATCTTATAATACTTACGGTAATAAACATAAATCAGGTGATGACTCTAAAGCATTTAGAGGTAACTATGCTGGTATAGGATACACTTATGATGAAGATAATGATATTTTTATACCAAAGAAACCGTACGCTAGTTGGGTTCTTAATACAGCGGAAGCAAGATGGCAGTCACCTATAGGTGATGAGCCTGAACTTTCAGAAGAAGAAAGATCAACTCATAAGTATGAGTGGGACGAAGCAAACGGGAGCTGGAATAAAATAGAAAGATAATTTATGCAGAAGGTGGTGCTGTCTGAAATTGATTTGTATACTGGCGAAGTCGCGATGCCCAAAGGTTTTGATATTGATCGCGATGCAATAAAAAACCAAATTATAAAATCTTACATAAATAAAAAACGAATTAACGAAAATCCTAAAGCATATTCTTTTGATGATTATGAGGTAGATTTTTGTCAACCTTTACAATGGTTGCAAGACTATATTAGAGATCATTGGAAAGCTGAATATGGTTATACTTTAGTGACTAAAAATATACACGGTAATGTTATGCATCCTAAAGAAAAATCTTGGACAAGAAATCAAGTTGAACCTGTTGATCTACTTAATTCACCGGATTATACATTTATTTATGGTGTTGATATTGAAAAAGGTTCTTCAGAATGTATTATTGAATATGATGATAACAGGAGAAAAAATAGAACTTGGCACATACCCATAAAAAATAATCATTTTATAATGTTTCCAACTACTAACAAATATTGTTTTTCACCTAATACTTCTAATAAATTAAATGTAACTTTAACGATTAATTATGAATATATCTAATTACTACTGGTACTTTCAATCTGTTATACCTCCAAGAATTTGCGATATGATTGTGCAATATGGTAAAGCAGAAAAGAATAGAGAAATTATGGCCATTACAGGAGGTTTTGGTAGAGATAGAGATTTAAGTAAAAATCCTCTTAATAAAGATGAGATAAAAGATTTACAAAAGAAAAGGGATTCAAATATCGTTTGGATGAACGATCATTGGATATACAAAGAAATTCACCCTTATGTTCATATGGCGAATCAAAACGCAGGTTGGAATTTTGAATGGGATTGGTCAGAACAATGTCAATTTACAATATACAAAAAAGGTCAATATTATGATTGGCATGCTGATAGTTGGGATAAACCTTATGTAGAAGAAGGACCAACAAAAGGTAAAATTAGAAAATTATCAGTAACAGTTTCTTTAACAGATCCAAAAGAATACAAAGGTGGGGAGTTAGAGTTTGATCTAAGAAATTTAGATCCTGATAAAAAACCAAATATTCATACATGTGATCAAATATTACCAAAAGGCTCTTTGGTTGTTTTTCCATCTTTTGTATGGCATAGAGTCAAACCAGTAACGAAAGGAGTAAGGCATAGCCTAGTAATATGGAATCTTGGCTATCCTTTTAGATAATATGATACAAGGCGGAAGTAATAAACCAAAAGGACATGTAGATTTTAAATCTTCATTCTATTTTCAAACACCAATATGGGCAGCAGAAGCACCTATGTTTTTAAAAGATACAATTAAAGTAACAGACAAATATATCAAGAAAGCAGAAAAACTTCTTAAAGACAAATTAAAGAACGAACCTAAATGGAAAAAAGACATAGGTACGTTTGGTTTATCTAAACATAGTGAAAGTTTTTCTAATGATCCAAAGGTTAAAGAATTAGTTCAATTTATAGGACAAAGATCTTATGAGTTTTTAGATTGGCAGGGATTTACTTTACAAAACCATAGTTTACATTTTACAGAGTTTTGGGTGCAAGAATTTAGTGAAAAAGGTGGTGGACATCATGATACTCATGTGCATTGGAATCAACATGTATCAGGATTTTACTTTTTAAAATGCAGTGAAAAAACATCTTATCCTATCTTTCACGATCCAAGACCTGGTTCAGAGATGACTAAACTTTTCCAAAAAGATCCTATTAAATTAACTTTAGCTGCTAATCAAGTACACTTTAAACCTAAACCAGGGACAATGATTATTTTTCCAGGTTATGTTCCACATCAGTTTGCAGTAGATCCAGGTTTAGAACCATTTAGATTTATTCATTGGAATATAAAAGTTGTTGAAACAGCAATATCAAAAGAAAGGAGTACTAATGAGCTTCCAAAAAAATAAATACGTCGTAATTAAAGAGGCTGTCCCCAAACTAATAGCTGAGTTTGTTTATAATTATTTTTTATTAAAAAGACAGGTAGCTAGAACTATGTTTGATACTAAGTACATTTCTCCATTTACAACGGAGTTTGGTATATGGAATGATGAGCAAGTACCTAACACGTATTCTCATTATTCAGATATAGCCATGGAGACTTTACTAATGAGAACTCTCCCAATTATGGAGAAAAAGACAGGACTTAAATTAAATCCAACCTATTCTTACGCAAGAATATATAAAGCAGGTGATATTTTACATAGACACAAAGATAGATTTAGTTGTGAAATATCTACAACATTAAATCTTGGTGGTGATCCTTGGCCAATACATCTAGAGCCAAAGAAAAATGTAGGCATACCTGATGGTAAAAAATATACAGCTAGCAGTAATAACAAAGGCATAACAGTTAATCTAAAACCAGGTGATATGCTTGTATATAGAGGTATGGAGTTAGAACACTGGAGAGAAGAGTTTCAAGGTGATAACTGTGCCCAAGTATTTCTACACTATAACGACCAAAAATCTAAAAATGCTGATCAAAATGTAAATGATCGAAGACCACATTTAGGGCTACCCTCGTGGTTTAAAAAGTGATATATCCTTATACTGGAGAGAGTGTCACCACCATAACACCACACTCTCTCCTGTTTAAGGATAAATTATGTTAGGACTAAGTGCATTTTCAGAGTTTCCGTTTGCAACAGCAGCTGAGGATAGAAACGTAACTATCACAGTTACTAAAACATCGTTAACATTAACGATAGGTAGCATAGGTATTACAGCTGATTCTATTACAGAGGACGCTGCGGCAAACCCATTAACACTTGGTTTTGGTACATTATCCATAACTGGAGAAGCTAATTTAAGCCCTACAGGTAGCCCACTGACTCTGGCTACTGGAACAGCTGTGGTTTCAGCAGACGCCAATATGTCAGTCTCTGGAAACGCATTGACTATGGCTACAGGTACTGTTACAGTGACTGCAGCAGCA